GTTTCCCAGTCACGATCCAGGAAAGGCGGTTAATATCGTTTCCTCTGGACTGAACACATGCGCTTCTCGCATTGGTGCAATTTTGACCGGATTGCGTGAACGAGTTGCCAGCCGTTTTACTGCGCCATGAAAGTCAGGGTCATAAACAATATGACAACCTAATTCTTGAATTGACAGCAAACTACCTTGTAGGGATGCCCACGTCCAACTGCATTCCTGCCAAGCTCCGTGTCTCGTATAAAGAACATTGCCGTCATTAGTGGAAAATAATCCATTGATAACAACATAGGCATAGGGCGCAACCCCTACAAGGCCAGCTACTTGATTAAACAATCGCCTATCTTTCAAACTATCCAAAAAATCACGAGGAGATTTACGCTCAATTAGAATTGTTTCGCCTTTCGGTGTAACAATTTTCACGTCACCAAATTCCAGATGTGAGATGGTGACTAATGCACCATCCCATTTCATTTTCTGGATATGTTCAGGTTCTCGATTATCTATGTAGATGATGCTGCCATTCATTACCAGGGTGCGTCCTTCTCTAATTCATCAATAATAGCGGCCACTTCAGGCGTATCAATTGACAGGTTTTTGAGTGGTGGCAATTCTGCCATTTTTGCCGCTAACATATCACGGTCGATTTTGTTATCAGCTTGCCGACATTGTTCGGCTAATGGTTTCACAAATGCTAGTGCTGTTGTTTTGTCCATGACATTAACTGTTTCCGGCTCAAAACCCGGCACATCATTCTTGATTTTGCTATGTTGCGCTTCGTAGGCTGTTTGGCATGTTTCTTGTGTATCATATTTTTCGAGTAGTTTAATCCCGCGAACGTTAGCGGTTTTCCCATCTGCTTTTTTGTAAGTGCGAATAACTGGCGTTTCATATTTGAAAAAATTATTGCCGTCAGTTAGTTTTTTTAATTCATTCATAAAAACCTTGTAGTCTTCTATGCGCTGGTCAGTCCATTCAGCTTTGGGCAACCGGTCGGTAACTGCCGAATCGAGTCCATGCATATCACATAAACTTTTCGCAAAAATGATAAAATCATCTGACCAGTTGGGAGATTGGATAGGATATGTTGGGAATTTTGCGCCAATGGGGAAATGCTGAAATTCATAAATAATATGCGTCCGGCGTTGCTTGCCGTTTTTCTGAGGGGTAGCAATAGCACGCTTGTGCAGTTCGTCATTGCTATCATATTCCTGCCATCCCTTTTTAGATTCATCTAAATCATAAAGCCGGATACCATGATAGCCACGCAACACGACCACCTCGCCATAAAATACATCAGGTACAGCAATTTGCTCGTCGGTTACTTTTGGTGAAAATACATCATTATTTGTCATTGGTTCGATTCTCCTTTTCTTGTTCATATGATTGATAAAGACGGGTACGAATGATTTCTGAAATAGAAATCTGTTTCTCTTTTGATTCCGTTTGCAATTGCGCTTTTAGCAATGGTGGAATCGTAATATTTAATTTCACTTTATTCATGTTTTTCTCCTAATTCTAATCCGCAAGGGAAAATCGTATGTCTATCATATTGAATATTATTTAAATAAGCTTTATCCAAATCAGCACCACTCAAATTAGCACCACTCAAATCAACACCATATAAATTAGCATTATATAAATTAGCACCACTCAAATTAGCACCACTCAAATTAGCACCATATAAATTAGCATCATATAAATCAGCACCACTCAAATTAGCACCTCTCAAATCAGCACCACTCAAATCAGCATCATCCAAATTAGCACCACTCAAATTAGCACTATATAAATTAGTACCACTCAAATTAGCACCACTCAAATTAGCACCATATAAATTAGCATCATATAAATTAGCACCTCTCAAATCAGCACCTCTCAAATCAGCACCACTCAAATCAGCATCATATAAATTAGCACCTCTCAAATCAGCACCATATAAATCAGCACCTCTCAAATCAGCACCTCTCAAATCAGCACCTCTCAAATCAGCACCACTCAAATCAGCATCATATAAATTAGCACCTCTCAAATCAGCACCTCTCAAATCAGCATCATATAAATTAGCACCTCTCAAATTAGCACCTTTTAAGTAAGGTGCTGCAAACCATGACAAAAATTCAATACCTGCATCACTAAACCAATCATTCCCCGCGTACTTGTCGAACCACTCAATCCCCTTTGAACACGGATTCATGGACTTTATTACAATTCTCAATGACAATTTATCAAATTCGCCAAACTTCTCTTTCATAACGTCTACTAATTCCATGATCATACTCCTTGTATGTGCTTGCTCATATTAAAATATTGTTCCCACATGTCTGTCCATGTTTCATATATTTTTCGCATGTTATTTCTATCAGCACATTGCAAAGCTTTCCCAAGATTCTCAGCAAACGCCCCCCCGTAGATGGTCATAGCCTGTGCTACATAATATGATTCTTGTTGCAATTCTTCATCTGTTTTCATAATAGATTCTCCTCATAGCCAACATTAAACTATACGTATAGTATATACGAATATAACACACCTTACAAGGCGTGAACCTTAAAATATTCAATTTGATTTTATCTTAGGGGATATAAAGGAGATGGCTCTTTAACCGACTTTTTGAATCCAAAATTCAGGCGAGTAATTATTGGATGAATTGACATTTAAATTGCCGCCTGTGTTCTGGTAAACCAGACATATAACATAATCGCCTGCTACTAAATCGTAAACACAATTAACAGTTTGGGCACGAGTATCAAGCGCTGTAGCTGAAAACCGCAGGGCACAGATCAACGTAGATGTACCATTTAGGCCAATTGCTAATTGACGATTCCCGTTTACATTAGATGCCCATGCAATTGATGCGCCGATTAAATATAATCCGTTTGCTCCAGTTGGAACAGTTAATCGTCCAGTATTAGATATAAGCGAATGAAAGCCGCCTCTATCATATCTCTCGCTATTGAATGTAACTGTATTATTAGACCCACTGGTAATTGATTGAGCAGATGAACGATAAACACGTGCCCCCAAATGATTCACATAATCACGTGTCAATAATTTATTTAATTGCTTTCTTGTATCATCTCTCATGCTGCTAAATCCTCAATACGGCTAGTGATAGTTTCTCGACCATCGGCATCTAGTTTAATGCGAACTGAACGAATGACGCTATCAAATTGGCGATTTGCATAATTGATAGTTACCCTGTCGCCTAATTTCCATCCAATCAATCCGCCGTATGGGGCCTGGGGTGTAGATAGGAGATCGCCTTGTAGGGTTATTTTTGGTCTGCCTCTAGCCAGGTCATCGTCCGCCGTTTCATCAGCAACATCATAGCTGAGTGTAGCATTTGATAGTTTTTCTTTTCTTCCCCATGCTGATAATCCTATTCGTGACGCATTACTTTTTTCTGATATTTCAGTATCAGATTGCCTGCCTTCACCCTTGCCATATACATAATTTTCAACATTAGAATAATCGTGTGTGAGGGATGGTTGCACAAGATTACCGTTTTCCATGCTAAAAATAATAGGGTCTGTGCCTGTTGATTGTGTTCGGTCATTGCCCCATTGTCCTGTTTTTACCTCAAATTCTATTTTAGTATCAGAAATAGGACGGCATCCAAAAAATACTTCATTTGATTGTGATTTAGTTATGGCTTGAATATCTTGTAATGTCTCGAGGACTGGTCGCCATGCTATCGACTGATTGACAGTTGGCCCGTTCCCTGGCGATGTTTTAATACTAAAATTATTACCTGTCATATCACGGTTAGTGTTCGAGCCAGCGTAATCACCCGCGCTACTGCCCATGTTTTCATCGACGATATTGTACATCATATCGTCAGCCGCTTCTGATTTTTTAGCTTCAGCAGATTCAGTATGGTAGGCAACTACACGACGAGTGAGAAGATTGTTTTGATCGTCGCCTTGTAGGGTTAGGGCTTCGCGTCCATCAAATTGATTGTAGAATGTCCAGATGTTCAGGAAACAAACAAACTCCAAAGTTAACGCGCCGCCAATTGGTTGACGGTAGATATGTATGCGTCGCTCTGGTCTGATTTCCTCATGGATTAAATTCAGAATTGGGAAATCAAATATAGCCGCACCGACATCGCCTTGTACGTGGACGAATTCCACCCCCCCTACAAGGCTTATATACTCAAGCCGATTTCCCGACTCATCACAATACCAAAATTCGTAATTAGCCATTAGTCAATGCTGAGATAAGCCGCTTTATAATAAAGTGTGGCTGTCATTGTTGGTGAACCAACTTGATAAACAAAAGCGGTTATTACATTGTCATTATTGCCACTTGCTTGATCGCCAGTTAAAAAGAATTGCCCAAAATCACTACCTGGCAAAATGGCGTTGGGCACTTTTCCAAAATGAGAACTAACCACACTAATACCATTAGTGGCACGTGGATTAAATTGAATAGTAAGTGTTTCACCATCAAGAAAAGTATAATTAAATGTCAATCTTGCCCCTGTGGTGTAATTTTCTATTTGCACCAATTGTGCAGATGTGCCACCAGAACGAGATATTTCTATACGTGGATATGTTCTTGCTGAACCAGCATAAGATACAGTTGTCGAACCAGCATAAGATACAGATTCATTATCTAGTCCTAACCAAACATTATCACTATCATCAACAACAATGACCGTTGCGCCAGCATTAGATAGATAAATATCAGCATAATACCATCCTGAACCATTCCAGCGAGCAATTCCAATTGTATCTAAATTATCAAATGTAGACCCAGATGAAACTGCCCATAAATCTCCCCGTGAATCAAAAGCAATATCTAAAATCGTTCCACCTGAAATTGTTCCAACTGCTGACCATTGCACACCATTAAAATAAGAAATTTTATCGGTCGTTGTGCCACCCACATACAAATCACCATTTGAAGCAATGGCAATACTTGACCCCCCGCCAGGATAGTTGCTTCCTATTGCTGTCCATGAACCATCATTAACATCCCAAACAGCAATATTATCAGCCGCAGCAACACCCCCCATATTAGTAAAATTACCTACAGCATAGACTTTATTCAATGATTGCGAATATGCCAAGTCTCTTACAGTTCCCGAACCAGTTACGCCAGAGTCCATATCAACCCAATTTGTACCATCAAATTGAGCTATATCATCTGCGCCAGCATCCCCTTCCATATCAGAAAAAGAGCCACCAACATAAATAATCCCATTTTGCCCGACAGCAACACAATTAACTTGAGTAATAGATGCTCCACCAGAATTAGGATCGCCAATTGCCGCCCATGCTGTATGATTCCATTTGGCAATATAATCAGCAGCGGTCACACCGCCAGCATTAGTAAAATCACCTACAGCGATTAAATCATCATTAGCATCAAAAACTAATCCTCTAACAATGCCATTTAGAACCATTGCGGCAGGAGATACCCATGCACTTTCTGATATATCATAATAAACAATATAATCGCCATTGGCATCACCATCAGCATTCAGAAATTCGCCACCAAAATATATATCACCATTAGACGGCCTAACAGCAATAGCATTAATAACAATCCCCAGACTAGGATCGGTGAAAGCAGGTGCGCCTAAATCTGACCATAGACCATCTTCTCTCCCCCCCACATAATTAAAAGTGTCCGTATCATTTACGTCTAAGCTCGGATTTGACTCAGACGTGGTGAAAAAAAAGGGATTAGTGGCATAAAAATCAATATTAACATCTTCTTGGCCGAAGCTTCCATTCTGCCCATCTTCTAATTTACCTCCAGTGTAAAATGCTTCAATTTCTACATCAGCCGCACTACCTGTATAACGGATAGTAAGCGGCGTTGGTTTCTGATTTATCTTTGTTCCAGCTCTTGCATTAAAAGCTTTTAATAATGCACGTCTGCGACTATGATAATTTGCCAATGTCGCGTCGGTAGTCGTGTTGAAATTGCCTTGTAGCTTGAATGGGCGGCCTAAGAATTTTATTTTCTCAAACAAATCGCCATCTTGTAGGGGTAGGGGTGAGGTGATAACACGCATCGGCGGCATACCTGTCCCAAAATGACGACTGACTGTAAAATACAAATCATCGTCAAAATCTTTTGATACTCCATCTACATCTATTTCCCATAGTCCCGCCATTATTAAATACCGCCTTTTATAGCAATCTGAATTCTATTTTCCTGTCCAGCATTAAATTGAGGAGTGTTGACATTAAAAACAGTTTGTCGGCTATCATTAATAACTGTTGAATTGCTGGTGCTTGCTCCTGAGACTGGAGCTAACAACGGCTGCGCCTGGCTCATATCAACTTTTGGTACAAAATTTTGACCGCCAAGATACTCACCGAAATTTTTCCATGCTGTATGAATAGGAAGAGGCGAGTCAGGTGTTGCCCAGTCCGGCAATTCTGGAATCTGAATATCTAATGATAGGGTTGTGCTATTAACCCAAGCGGCAAAAGCTTCGATTGCTTCAAATATAGGTTGTATTGCTCCCCATGCCGCTTCAACCGTTTCCTTAAAACTATTCCATGCACCTGTCAAATTTCCTTTTGCGGTTTCCCAAGCTGATGCCATGTTGCTTACATTCCCCGCCCAAACAGTGACAACATTTGTCCCCCACCAATTAATAAATGATTCAATTGTCAGTTGTAATCCATTCCATAACTCAGCGATATTTTCTTTTGCAATCCCCCAAGCAACCGACATATTATCCACATTACCTTCCCACACTTGAACAACATTTACATCCCACCATTGCACAAAAACATCAATCGTCAATTGTAAGTTTTTCCATAATTCAGATATGCGAGTGCTAGCAATATCCCAAATCGCCCGCATATTATCGGCATTACCTTTCCAAGTTGGAAGAACTTCTGCATTAAACCATAATAAAACTTCTGCTGTTTTTCCTTGTATGTCCCCCCAATTCTCATTCCATGCAATTGCAAGCAAGGCAACAGCTCCGATAATTAAAGTTATCGGCCCGCCTATTGCCGCTAGCCCTGCCGAAAATAATCCACTGGCCGCTACAGCCGCTTGAAAACCTGTTACAAGAGTGCCAATAGCTGTAGCAATAGCAGCAATTTTTCCTGCTATTGCCGCAGTTGCCAAAGCTGCGCCAATGGCAATAAAAGTATTTTTTATCGTTTCTGAATGTTCATCAACAAAATTAACAATAGGTGTAACAAAATCAATAATAGCATCTTTAATCGCAATCGCCTTATCAATTACTTCTTGAGGTATTAGTCCTAATATAGCATTTTTGAATGCTTCAATTGGTGTAGCCCCGTTTTGCAAATCTAACAAAATGCCGCCAAAAAAATCACGAATGCCTTGTAGGGTTGATTGGCTTGCTCCAAATTCCTGAAATAGCCCAAACACAGCGACTTGTAAATTGGTAAAAAATCCAACAAAATCACCAGCTAATAAATCTTCAAGAGCATCAGAAAAAAATGAAAGCGGAACTTGTATTTTCTCAAAAAATCCAATAACTTTATTACCTAACTCGCCAGCCAATTGTCCAATTTTATTTAGGAATGGTGTAACAACTGGTAATAGTTTTAATCCTATTTCAGTTCCAACATCAGTCAATCGACCTTTTAATGCTCTCATTTGATTCGCCCATGAACCGCTCGTCCTGGCCGCATCGCCTTGCGCGTCGGTCGTGCCAGCAATTAATAGATTGATTCTTGCTTGAACTTTTGCTTGTTCTAATGCTGAACCTGTTAAATTGTCCCAACCATTACGCGCCAATTCTGCCGCAAGGGTATTTTCATTTATGATAACTCCAAATGCGAGTGCATTCTCGTGTGACCCAATTAGTGTGCCTTGTAGTCGTTGGAGTGCTTCGTCCATCGACATATTATTAAATGAGGACAAATCAGTTGCTAATTGAGTTAATTCAACTGACATATCAGCGGCTGCTTCTTCTGTGAATCCCATTGGCTTGAGCGTATCGCCAAATGTAGATGCCATCCCCATTAATTCAAATCGGGAGCGGCCGACACTTTCAGCAAAAGCATCTAATTGCTCTGTGACTTGCTCACCTGTATTAGCAAATACAACATTAAATTTGCCGATCATTTCTTGTGCATCACTGCCTAAACCGACCAATTTACTGCCCAAGCCAACAATGCCAACTCCAAGAGTAGCCAATCCAGCCACACCGGCCAAAGCACCCGCTTTAACTACACCACCTAAATTAGAAAAAGCACGGCTGACAGAAGATGCCGTACTGCTTGCGGACTGGTCGCGACCCTTAAATATGACTGTTAGTGTTGTGTCTGCCATTATCTATGCTCTTGTTTTGCTTCCCACTTTTTCCGTTCTGCTCGATGGTTATCAGCAGCAATTCTAATATTCCTTAATTGCCGTTCCAACTGCACCCAATAGCGAATCGTATAATTTAATTCTGATGCAATTTGCCAGGGGGGAGTTTTCCAATTATCAGCGACTATCAGAACATTCACCCAATACGGTATATGACCCTCAACTGAACCATATCGGAATAATTCATTTAGTCGCCCTTTTAGTTTGGGTCAATGTCCGCCAATGCCCCCTGCGCAAATTCTTGAGCCGCATTCTTTATGTCATTTGGCTTAAATCGCTGAATCAAACCAAATGCTTTGGAGTGCTGAATTTGTGACAACTCAGCACGAGATAATGAATTCAGGGGAATATCTCTATTCTCATCATCAGTAGGCCAATCACACCCTACAAGGCCATGACCATTTGCCAAATAACGACAAAGAACTAACATAATATCAGTTAGTTTTGAAGATTCAACAGCCATCAATTCCCATGCCTCGACTCGTTCAGGGTCTACCTCAATTCGTACACGATTGTCTACAAATTGCCTTGTAGGTGCTGTGTTGTTTGTTGCTAACTTATGTTCCATTTTTAATACCATATTTTTGCATTAATGTTTTTTTCTCATTTTCAAATTGGGTAACTTGCTGTTCGGTTAGATTCTCAAACCCCAACTTCAAATACTGTTGTATTAATTCTTTTCTTTCTTTTAAATATTTTTTTTTATTATTTGACTGGTTTAATTGTTTTTTCATTAGCTTAACGCACTCAACTCATTAACTACTACAAAATCTAAACCTTGCGTAGCTGTTAAATCATGCCCAATTTGCATTGTAGCTTCGCGGACATCGTTACCATCAACATCATTAGGCACAAATTCAGTATAAATACCAGCGGCATTAATCTGGAGCATGACATTATTATATGTTGCTCCAGTGTTATCACTCACTGCGTGACCATCAAACTGCAAACGAACTAATCGCGGCGTAGCTGCATCAAATAAATCTTCTTGAGCATCAGCAACGGTATGATGTTTATAGACTAGTTTCAATGTTGCACTAAAGTTATTGCGTACCCATTGCACATAATCAAAATATTTATATTGTTCCGTCCACACTGGCATCCAACCTGTTTGCACATCTAATTCAAAGCTCAAAAGTTGACCGGTTACCGCCGTGCCGCCAATCGTGCCACCGACTGCATCAAGATAAAAAGCCCCTGCGCCAAATGGCAAATGGTCGCCAGGTACTAGCGCATTGGTGGTTTGCGAACCTGTGAAAGTGGTATCCGTTTTTTGCCGACCAATCCAATCGGCTTCCATCATTAATCCTTCGCCCTGATTGCCTGAGATTTTGAACCGCTCAACAAAGCAATATTCAACCTCGTAGGCTTTCTGGTTGTTGCCACCCTCAATAGTATAGGTGTTGAGTGTTCCTAGACTTGTGCCAGGAAAAGCATAGGCATAAATGTAGCCTGAGCCTGTGCCATCTTGTGTAGCCGATTCAGCAGCTACACCGCCTTCAAGAATATAAAGAATATATTGAGGCGTGACTTCAACAGGATCAAATTTAATACCTGCTGCTAATTTTGGAATATAAGCGCGAGTGGTCGGCAAAGCAATGCCGACTTCTTCGTCAACGTGTTTGACCTCTTGATTATCGGTAAGCATTCCCATACCACGCCAAATAACAGTAGATGCTACTGCCGTCCCTGGTGTAGATTCAACGCCTAATTGCAATTTTCGGAGAGCTTTAATTCCCCCCGCTGGAGTGAGTGCCATTATTTACTCTCCTTTTTCTCAGTGGCTATTTTCTTGTATTTACCACTATCTACAAGATATTTTATACCACCATATTTTTTAATTTCATCATCTGATAAATCACGAGAAGGAACCCCTACAAGGTGGCCGCTTCCCTTAATATATTTAAGTGCCATTTAACTTACCGTATTTTCTACTTTCACATTATTAATTGTGAATAGTAGCCCGAACATATCTAATCCTTGCGGCCATTCAATTGGCCCTAATGTGTATTCAATTTCACCAAACGTATGCGCGTGCCCGCTTCGCCCGTCGTGTATCAATCCCTTTTTTATTTCATATGGAATTGCTTGAATTAACGGTAACATAAATTCATTTGCTCTTTCGAGATTGTCCAATGGAACCACTACGGCAATTGACGGATTATGCAATTCTTTGAATATTCCCGACGGCTGACCTTCTGTATTGACGGTTCCTGATGATGCGTACATTGTCACCATCGGCCAAAATGGAACCTGCAACGGCGGATTGTCAGGAACATAACGCAAATGTGGAATGCCACGAACAATCTGCAAGACTTCTGATATAAAACCTTGTAGAGCGAAGTCAAGAGATGCCATTCAATATTGCCTCTAGCTTTTCGGATAGTGCTTTGGTGAGCATTGGCATTCGTTCGGCCAGAACATCATCACCAGTCCACCAACGACCTTTATGATATTTGCGGTTTTGCATTCCTTTCTTAATAACCCAAGCCGCATACAAGGCTGAATTACCAATTTCCCAAACGCCCATACTTTTTTTACGTGAAAAGAATCGGTTAGCTATATTGCCTGTGCGCCGATATATCTGACCGGGCAAGCGAGGGGGATATGGTTTTGCTTTTAATCGTATTCGTTCTGCTCGTGCATGTTTGCCAATGACCGCATCCGTTTTATTAGGATGGAATGAAGCGACTGCGCGCAATTGATTGCGCACTCTATTTGTTCCTCTGATTTCTAAATCAAATTGCATAAAACGCTCTCAGGTCAACGCCTTGTAGGAGTTTGATGATGTCTGAATCTTCCTGAATTTTAGCTTTGACTACTGTCACACCTAATCCAGCCGTACCAGACACTCCAAATATAGCATCTTTTCGACGATAGATTCTGTTCGACATTAACAAAACAGCTTCCTTAATAACTTTTGGCGCAGAGGATGAATAACCCCAATCGCCAGCTATCTCAACGCCATAACGAATCGCCGTTGGAAATGAATAATCGCCATTAGGATTTATACGAATTTGCCGATATGGTCTAGGTTCAGTGAACACCTGCGCGTTTCGTGGCTCAAGCCAATAGTCAGAACTAGTCCAGTTATTTTCGTAAACACCATCTCCATCTTCATCAGTTTTCAAAGTCGTTAGGCTAACTAAATCATCAATCCAGAGCAAATCAGGTTGACTAGACGTATAGTATTTTGTGCCAGTCTCACCATAAAAATTTGTATCGTGATGGTCATCTACAAAGCGACAACATGCCTCAATAGCAATTTCCATTTGCTTTTCTTCTTCTGGTGTAAACTCAGTCGGTAATCCAGAAGAAGCAAGATGACCTTTTAGTTCCTTGAGCGTGATATAGCCGTTAGTTATTGTCATCCTTCATGCCGATAATAAATAACAATTTGACCAGTTTTTGAATTGCCTGCATTAGTTATGGTAAATGTAAGCTTATCACAAACTACAGGATGAGTATTGCCGGCAGGGTCAGTCGCCGCTAAATTGGAGACAAGAAAATAAACTTCTTCAGTATTGCTAGTGTCTCTATTCGCCAAATCATCTACACAATTGCCCAGAACGTTTACGCCTTCCTCATCAGTAACAACAATATCATAATTGTCGGTAGGGGCAGTTGCACCAGGATCGGTAATTCCTTTTAATAAAGTACCTGTAATTTTCTTAGTCGTGCCCGATACTGCACCGGTAGCACTATCGCTCGTCCAATCAATGATTATTTTTCTAATAGTTCCTATTTTATCATAGGCAAATGTCATGCTTGAACCGGCCATTACTCACCTAACCTTTCTATAAGAGTTTCCTCTTTCATATTCCAATAGCCACGAATACCCCTTTCTTTTGCCATGTTGCGTAAATCATCTAATGGCAAATCTTGCAAATCATTTGATTCGCCTTGCAGGTTGGTGGGATGTTTTCCCCATCCTGCATAGGCAATTCCAGCATCAATCAATTCTTGGCCTCGTCTGAGGTCGGCTTTTACACCGACCTCATAAAACGAGTTACCCGAAAGGACGCTACAATGTTCTTCCAAGAAAGTGATTTTCATTATGTTGCAATTGGGTCTAGGATGGCTGATAAATCTTCACTGATTACGCCGCCATAATTTTCAACTACTGCCATTGCTGTAGCTGTGAATTGATTCGCTTGTGTATCAGCATTACCACCACCATTATAGGCGCAAATGCCTGTAGCCGTTGCGCTAGCATTTACCAGATTATCGGCAGTATCGTCAGCATTGTAGATGAGATTACGTAAAAGCAATACATAAGTAGGCGTGTTATCTAGGTCGATTGCACCTGCTGACCAATCGCCCATGAATACGCAATCACGCACTTCATGACCCTGGCCCCCAACCAATTGAATACAACTGGAAGCGGACGCATCAGGGCAAATAAATTTACAGTTAGAAACTGTAATATAGTCGCTGGTGTTAGATGTTGCGCCTAGAATACAAACTGTAAACGCCTCATCTGTGGTATCTTCCAAAAACAGGCAATCTTTAATAGTAAATCCTACGGCATTTACATCAATTGCCTTTGCAACGTCAGCAGATGAAGCCGTGAAAATACAGTTTTCAATCGTGCAATTTGCCGCTGCAACTTCAATTGTAGATGTGTCAGCATCAAAATCAAATGTTGGGCGAGTGAATCCTTCGCCTAACCCAACAATTTTTATACCAGCAACATCAATATCAATTGCGGCCGCTGCGTCAACTGTTTCAGTATGACCAGGCAATACATAAATTACATCGCCTTGATTAGCAGTGCATTGACCAATCGCATAGTCAACAGTAGCGAATGGCGAATCTGGATTTTTACCATAACCAGAGCCATCAGTACCACTACCAGAATCGACGAAATAAATATCGCCAGGATGTTCTCGCAAGTCGTCGATGGTGAATACACCACCTGGCTGATTACGAGAGAATAAAGCTGTTCGTGTCATTTTAATATTCCTTTCAGGATTCTAACCTGTGTGAGAATTGGAATGCCTTGTAGGGGGTTATCCTCATCACACCTACAAGGCATTCCTACAAAACTAAGTAATAACTGTTGCCTCTACCGGCTGCACTTTTGGCTCATGTAAGATTGCCAAAATGCCACCGAGCACAGCTGCATCAACAGATTCAGCCATGCTTAATTGAGCATAATTATAACCGTTTGCACCAATTAAATCGGCAGGAACCCAAATTCGGAACATAGCATTGCTTCCGGCGGTGGTTGTAAATCCTGACGTAGTTGTCAGAGTCCATGACGTATCACCAGGGTCGCTGGTGATTTCTTTGTACCAGAAAGTAACGGCAGTTGTATTACTTGGCGTAACATCATCACAAGCTAGCACTGTAACGGTACTCGTGCCTGTGGTGCCTACGCCACGATAAACTAAAAACTCAATTCCAGCCCCGTCAACTTTAATGACATCGCTAATCGCAGTGCTAGCAAAAGCATCAGCTACAGGAGGAAGAGCATTAATGTAATGTAAATTACTTGGAGCGTGCATTTTATTTTACCTCTCTAATTATGACCGTGTAGCTAAAGCAACAAACGGAGATTGGGTATTAGTGCCCTTGTATGGGGTTAGGGCTGATTTCCAAGTTGGCTGACCATCATACCGTGCCGTGAATCGGAATGCGGTTTGGTCAGTTAGGAATTGGACATGAATAGAAGTCGCAACTTGCATACTACCTTTGCTAGCCAATTTATACTGCCCCCAGTCAGCTAAAACAATATCGCCAACCGTGCCAAGTGTCTCATTGAATTCAGTTTCAACTACGGGCCGCCCGTACAAGGTTCCGTGTTCGCTTCCACTTAATCCGCCCGGTGGCATGTAAACCAATGCGCCACCTGTACCAACAGGTAAATTAAGTTGATGCAATTGCGGAGTAACATCCTGATTGATGAACCAGACATAATTACCCTTTGCCCAACGACGCGCCCACATATTGATAATATTTTGAGCAACTAGCGTAGTTGCGGCTTGTCCTGTCTCTTTCGCAACAGTAATCAATGATGCGTGATTCAAAATACCACTAGGATAACCAGCGGATGAACCATTCAGCATATCATCGTCAAGCATGAATGCTAATTCTTGAGGGACAGCATCCATGATTTCTTGCTGCAAAAGCCCAGTATCGGCCAAAATTTCATCACTTGCGTATGTGACGACCGCATACTTTTCTGGCTTCAAATTATATTTATAAAACTTCATCTGGCTTGCTGTAATCGTTTGGCCTTCTGCCATTCGATACCCTCTGACACCGCCATAACGAGAACCATTAGCGCGTGAATTTTCACTCACGCCAAAAAAGTCGACAGAATTTGCGCCATTCGTAATACTGCGATTTAAGGCACGACTAGAAAATACAGCCGTGTCGTGCATTTTCTTTTCGACTGTTTGCACCTGTTCAGTGCCAACTAGATAGCCGCCATCTTCAGGCACAGATTCATTAGCACCTAAAATAGCCTTATGCTCATTCTGCAAATTAGAGGGGGATACAGTCGCAAACTGAACCGCTTTACAAAACAGCCCTAATTTATGGGGGTTTGATTTCACGGCTTTATCAGTTTCATCTTCGACAACTTGCACCATCCCCTTTTTTGGTTTGGGAGTGCTGTCAAGATAGGCCTTTACCGCTTCGGTTGCAGCTTCTTGCCCGACTTGCTTAATCAAATCGGAATAATCTGGTTGCCCGTCCAAAGCAGATTTTACTGCTTTAGCTACCAGAGCTTCAATTTCTTCTTTTGTCATTTCAATTTCTCCAGTTTTTTTATTGCCTTGTAGGGTGTTGCCTGTTACGGTTTCCTGGCCGTCATCAACAATTAACAAGCTCTTAAAGGCTGGATATTTATCAGATAAAGACTTGATAATTTTCATTTGATTATCAGTCATTAATCGTGGTTCAGCAGGCATAACCGTAAACGTATCACGTTTTAACGGCCATGTCTGAATAATACCATTTTTGGTTTTTGTTACCCCTTCGGGAATTGCCTCAGAACTAGAGGCGAGTAAATTAGCTCTTGCCAATGGCTCCACTATTTCTTTTACATAGCGATTACGACGATCTAAAATTCGTTGCACCAACAAACCAGTATCATCAGCTTTTGATTCTTTCCAATTTATTCTGCCTAGCACATCATCAACACCAGGCGAATCATAGCCGTCTGGTCGCATGCCATGTTCCCAATCAATTAGAACAGAATTAAGCTTCGTATAATTCGATTCAAACTGAGTAGACTTAGTGAAAGTCTCGCCAGTTAAATCCTTGCCACCAAACAAAGCTAAATAACCTTCAATTATTAGCTCATCATCGGTAGATTGTTCATCAAGAATTTTTAGGTATTCCATAATCTAATCCTATCCTGTATTAGGTGGTTTTGTCAACCGAGGCAGTTTTATCATACGTTCAATGGCCTTGTAGGTGGTGTGCTCTAAATATGCTTCCCAGGTCATATTAGTCTGCATTGCGTTTTGTTGAATTTTCTTTAATTCACTTGGCGTTATGTAGAGTGGTATATTTATGTTGTGGCATGTTAATTGATTTCTCATAGCATTCGCACAATTACTAAAATGAGTATTATTGCAATGATTGCCAATGCAAAATACCCCCACATTTCATTCCTTTTGTTCATTTTGCTTCCTCAACAACTCAATAATCATATCGTCTCTGTTTTCTCTCGATTCAAGATATTGCACAAACCTATTTGTAATAAAAAGAATCGCCAAAAACGCTACAAGGCTAACAATTGAATCAAAAATACTAGATACTAATTGTAAAGTTTCAATCATTATTCATATCCATTTTTTTGACTGCGACCATTCCGCGTTCAATACCGCTTTCAACAGCCTTCTCTACTATGTCGCCAATATGTTCTACAATTTCTTTTGTTGTGAATTTTGTCTGGATTCGCTGCGTTTCCATCATCTCATCAACCGTCGAGCGTGGGATAACTTTACCACTATAAAAGGCCCAAACCATTAACCCAAGAAAAACAACACTAGAGCCTGTTTGAATCGCGGATAAAAATAAATCTAAACTGGGACTTTCTATCATTGCCATACCCCTGCATTTGTTCCTACTGTATTTTTGCCGAAGTCTCTTACTGCTTCACCTCGTTCATTCATAATTAAATCATCACCATCTCTATCATAAAGTGTGCATGTCGCTGACACATGATCGGGGATTGGGTCAGGTAGAGCATTCGTATAATAAAAGAATCCTATCACATATGGCAAATTGTTTAGGCCTTGTAGGGTGGTGTAGGTCGCCTGATAGCCACCACATACCTGAAATTCTGTATAGGCAATAACTAAATCCTGATTATATTCCTGCAACAAATAATAATATGCTTCTCTCGCGTGACTAACAGGACTGCCATAATGTAATCCTATACCAACAATCGGCGGGAATTCGCCATAACGATTTATGTATGCTTCAATAAATCCAATTGTGCTAAATCCATTATGCTCTGATGGTTCATCAAAAAATCTAGCATGCGTATGTGGTGTAATCAATTTTGCATGCGGGAATGTCTCAGATAGAAATCGCGTAAATCTAGCCCAGCTATCATTTGGATTGTCTCCTGCATAATCGCCACATTGACCGGGCACATCCGGCTCATTCCCAACAAATAAATAACCATCATATTGATTTCCATACAATCGTTCCATTGTTTGCCAGCTGCTAGGATTGTTCTCTGATAATCCCATGCACCAGATGAATGGAATTGCTGGATATTTCCCAAATGTATAGGTATTCCAATGATGGCTAATGCCTATGTTTAGTTCTCTCCCGTGTTGTTGCGTAAATGCACCATGCCAATAGGCTAGTCCTAGTTTGCCATTATTAAATGGTGTGCTGACAATAGGCATAAAAACAACGCTATCATCGACCTCTGGAATTGGCATAGAACGAGCAATACCAATAAATAAAAGAAACACAACTACAAGGCTATATTTCATAAACACCACAATCGCAATTAAATCCTTTGCAATCTAATGCTCTGGATTGTGGATATATCAATATACTAGCTAACTGTTGCCATTCAGATTGTGATTTTATTTGACCATGATAACGCAAACAATCAGCACAATGATTCTCAGTTGCCCCAATGCGCCACTCTAAACTAACTTCATTACGCCCAAATATTTTCCCATTATTCCAAAATAGACGAGCTGCATTTGTCCACATTTGCAACCGCCCACCAAGATTGGAACCTAAACCTTGTAGAGTTTCTTTAACGCGTTCAAACCTGGTTGCTTTTTCGCCTTCAAATATTTCAGTTGTGAATCGCCGAACTGCTACAAGTTGATCGTTTACTAACTCAATAAATTTTTCTTGTTCATTGGGATTTAGATCGTCATCCTGAGAAATGCCAATAGACTGCTTAAAGACATCCAGCAAACCACCTCTAACTACCGCACTCATACCACTGGAAAAATCAGATACAGGCATATTTTCACGAATAGCACTATCAATAAATTTTGCTAATTGATTGCCATATCTTTTTGTAACATTGTCAATACTACTGACCTTGTAGGTGGTGCTTTTGCGTATTTCGCTAATAGCGATATTAATTTTGTCTTTTATAGTGAGAAACTCAGTATTAAATTCGCTTACATCAATTGCCTTGTAGTTGCGATTTTTAAGCCATCGCTTAAACTGATTCATTTCATCCCGCTTATCCAAAAGCTGAATAAATTTCATTCCTTCATCATCCTCTTGGCTGTCGTCTTCTGAATCAGTGGCAACAGGTTTTTGTTGCGTATTGCCAGAAATGGCTATAGCCATTTCGCGCCGTTGCTCTTTTTCATCTTGCATAGCCTGCAAATGTTCTTCAGGCACATTAATGCCCAACATATCTAACGCAACCTCTACAGGAATACCGCTATTCACATAATTCATAAATGCACCAGAGCGTAACCGCTCATCAGTTTGCATTACACGCATTTGCTGAGGCATCGCTACAAGGCTATACCCCAACGGATTAAATACCTGTTGATTAAGACACTGAAATATCCAAGTGATTTCAGGGATGATAGTATCCTCAATAAATTGCCTATCATCTGCCTCTCGGTTGCTATCTGTTGAAGCTGTGCTGTCCACTTTTGATAGTGGAATGCCCATACCAACGGCAATATCTTTTTTCTCATCAGCACTCAAAGCATTATCACGCAAGTCTTTAATACCTTCGCCAATGGTCATCACTTCAAAATCGCCACGCAAAACAATCGTTGACCATACATTTTTGATGCCATTGGCTACCCGTTGCCACCATTCTTTTAATCGGCTTGCCTCATCATTAGATATGTTATTTTTATATTTCAGGAGTGTGGCTTTTATCATGCCCCTGTCGAAATAGCCATGAAGGAACATATCCATTGCGCCAATCACGCCAGCATTTTCTAGGACTGCCTTGCCAGGATAATTCATTGCCGGCCCGATTTCAACAGCATAATCAGGCAACCAAAAATAGATAACTTGCTCTATTTCCATTTCCAAAAATTCAGCGAGACTCATAGGATTTTGCCGCCAGAATCCTAACAAGTCGCCATAAACTTTTGAGGCATCATATCTTGCGCCACCAAGTCCAACTACACCATTTAGAATAGGTGTGATGCTTGAAGGAATGAGCCAATCATGCTGATAAGCACGGCCGCTTAACATTTGCCGCTTTTCCCAGTAGGCACGACCGGTTAAACAGGCCGCCGTTTCAGTTCTCTTCATCAAAATGGGGAAGTTGAATAGAAACTCTAAATCGCGTGGTAAATCTTCGCTGAAAGTAGACCCGTCATAAGTCAATATAGTGTTTTTGTTTTTACGAACTTCATAGGGCATTGCTGCAACAGCATTAGACCGAATATCTACACAGCGATATAACCATGCTACTGTCGAGTATAATTTGTTTATATCGTTTTCATCTTCGTCAATAAATAAAAACGACCACCCCTCATCTCCCCCAACTGTCACGGCCTTTTTGCCGTCATACATTTTTATGGTCATTTATGCACTCGCATTTATATATAGATTCCAATCCCATCTATCACCATCAATGTCGAATCCCCAATTGAGACGATAACGATAACCATCTTGCAATTGAGCCGCTACAAAGTCAGCAGTTGTATAGGCTGACGAACTAACGGAAGGACTGCCAGTCATTGCCGTAGCAGTTACGTCCGTCTCAACATCATTATCAGGATTGATTTCATATAGTGTTTCTGACGCATTGGCATTCGTGCCTGATGGAATTCTATCAGTCAATGTGAATTGATAGGGATATTCTTCGCCAATCCCTCTATCAACTGGTGAGCCTTTTACTTCTCTATTACTAGCCACCGCTTGACACCGTTAGATCATAGGTGAATTGGATTGAGTCACCATTAACAACATTAATAGCACTAAAAACAGTTCTATCCATTAGTGTCGTTCCCGTTGATTGACTAAATAGACCATGTTCGGTAATAGCTTTCGTTGAGGTATAAGCAATTGTGCCAACCGATTCATAAATATTATCTCCCCCTTCAGTTTGTGTACCAGTTGCGCGGGATTCGCCGTCAGTTGTTTCAATGTCCGTATCGCTGGCATTTTCGGCAGTCGTACCAACGCCGGAATCATGATATTTGAAATCACCCCATTGACTGGTTTCAGTTTGGAGCTGATCTACCATAAAATTGACAAATGCCGTTGTCACCACCCGATACCCTACAATGCCATAATCTATTTTCTGGCCATTAATTTTAATATGGATTGCGCTTAACTCAGCCGTAAGTGTAGGCACTCCAGTAAATTTTGAAAACTTCTTAGCTAACCAATTAGTAAATCGCCCAAACAAATAACCCCACCGCAATCTATTTTTAACATGCCAGAATAGAGGAGCTTTTACACATCCTGATATTTTTTGAGGATATAAATTACCACCTATAAAAATTTTGCCTTCCATATTAATTATCCTTATCTTCAATATCTAACGAGTTTGTACGCTCGAACAGATTATAAATATTTGACCTAACACGTAACATAAGCGAGTTTGTGCGCTCATGCAATTGATAAATATTTGACTTGACCTCTAACAAGAAGATATTAGTGCGCTCATGCAATTCCATCACATACGACGATATAGTGCTACGTACAGCGGACAAAATACCAGATAATGATAGATTGCCTTGTAGGGTTTTGGATATCTTTCGCACTATCGCCCCGCTTGATGATAATGCACCTGCCACCGTTTTGTCAATTTGCCGGACTATTGCCCCTGCCGTTGTCAATGCACCAGTTACTATTTTGTTTGTTTGTCTCGCCAAGTTGCCAGCTATTGACAATGCTCCTGATATTGCTTTTGATGTTAGCTTGGCTAATGCCCCACTAAATGACAATACCCCTGCAACTATTTTATTAGTTTGGCGTGATAATGCCCCACTAGTCGTCAGTGTACCAGCCAATGAAATCACATAGACAAGAGAAGTCGCCAAAGTACCTGCAAAAGAAAGCGCTCCGGCTAGTATTTTATTAGTTAATTTTGATAGTGAACCTGATGAGGTTAGTGTGCCTTGTAGGGGTGTGCTGGTCGACCGCGTCAAACTTCCCGCGCTAGTCAATGTACCGGCAAGAGATTTCAGCGTAACAACTACAAGATTCCCCGCACTGGTTAGCGTTCCGGCAAATGATTTATTCGTTTGTTTCGCAGGACTGCCGGCAGTCGTTAATGTGCCCACAATAGGTTTGCCTGTTAATCTAGCAATCGCTCCTACTGTTGTCAACGTTCCGGCAAGTGGTTTTATTCCTGTTTTGACTACAGTTCCAGCCAGCGTCAGAGTACCACCCGCAGATTGGTTCGGAATAAATGTAATATCTAAAAGCGGATGTTCTGTGCCTGTGTTATCCCATGACTGCAACCGCAGGGCGCAGCCAGATAGCGCATTGATAATGACGACAATATCATTGCCGCTGGCCCAAGCCGCATCGTCTACAACCTCCTGAACGGCACTAACAATGCTTATTGTTTTGTACTCGTTGATGCTGGCGTAAGTTTCGTTTACAGCCGTTTTGGCAGTGGTGATGGTTCTATCGCTAATATCTCCATCACTCCCCCCAAATAGTCCCGTTGAGTCTAGTTCGCAATGAACATCCATTATGGCGGTCTTGTTACTGGTCTGGTTAGCGTAAACTTGGAGATCAGCAACGGTTATAGTCGCCCCAACTGGTATCGTCGCGCTAGGAAAGAGCATCCCGGCATGTTCACCGTCAGCGTCGAGCAGCGTATTGGCTGCTGACGCTGACGACATAGACGTATCGGCGTTTTCATGCCGATCCGCGTCTTTTTCCTCGACTTCCAAGTTTATATCTGTCATTAGTCAGAGGAGAACCCCGTAACGCTGATCGCTGTCGGGCCTGGTTGGTAATCAAACCAGTATTTCAGCACGCCCGTCAAACTGCTATCCTGCTCGGTTTGGGTGCATCCGGGCCAATTACAACCCGCGTGGTCGATGTGAACGGCGACCGTATTCCAACCCGGCGCGATAGAAGCTGTACCACCATCAATCGTAAATCCTGAATAGCTAGTCAAGCCTGTCGTAATGTCGAGGATAATTGGCCCCGGTGATAAAGCTGGCTCCTCAAGCCAAAAGGGCGGCGCGGCCGGAACGCCATGAGAGCGATTGACCGCAGCAAAAAGCCGAGCGTTTAGGCCGTTCGATCCGGCCCGTGTGCTGAATTGGTGCGCCCCTTCTATTGTGTCGTTAGGGGGCATGTCGCACGGATGAAGCCGCGCCGTAGCGTATTCATTTTGCCCGCTATCGCTATACTCATACCATCCCTTACCCTGAAATAGATCAAGCTGACTACCGGGAATAGAACACGGGTGGGGGGGTGGCCCACTCCCTACCCATATGGGGTAATCTGTACTTGCAAACCAGCGATCTATATTGCCCTCTGAAGGAATGTTTAGCGACATTCTAATTCCATCCCATCCCGCTTGGAAGTCACCAGCATCGGCCAAATATTCATAATAAAACGAGCATGTCCCCACTGGGCACGAGAACGAAACTGTATTGTCTTGGTAGATTGTCCCTAGCTCCGAACTGCTAAGGCGCATGAAGTTGACCGTCCCAGGGTTGTCGTGAAGAACTACTCGAACCGGAATCGTGAACGACCCGCTAACAGATTGAAACAGAGGAACGCAAGCCGTCAAGTGAACGTGGCCCGCGTCAGGTTGCCACCACCCTTGCGCCTCAAGTTTTGACCAACCAAAGGCCGCGCATTCATTGACAATCATCTGCGGTACTGACGTGTTGGTCGGAACGGGTGTTAACGTGGGCGGGGCGCTGGTTGCTGTGGATGTTGGCAGTGGTGAAGGTGTGGCCAGCGGATCACAGTCGATATGCAAACCCGCCTGAGTCTGGCCACTCAAAAAAACTTCCCCACCATTACAACCAATATCGACACCATCGCCAATATTCATAATATATTCGGGATATATCGATTGGCTACTAGCCGATGATATAATCACCCCTAACACCCCAACAACTATCAATATCAAACTGAACCATTTCCAAATTTTTTGTTCCATCATATCTCCTATAAAAATGCAGGCATGTAACTATTTACTGCCTGAACCATTAACGCCCTCGCCATAACTGTGTCATCATGCACACCAGCCGGAGCGGAATAGGTCGCGTGTCCTGTCACTGGATGCACTTTAATTTCATACGCTTCTAACTCTGCCGTTGCGATTGGCACATCTAAAAATTGCCATGTCTCTCGTTCAAGTGCCAAACCTAATCCCTCTATCAATGGACGCTTGCTTCCGGCCGTTGTCTGAAATCCTCTAACTGGTAAATCACCCCGTTCCAGTTCCTCGAAATTAGGTTCACCTATACTATTCAACTCCACCAATGAATCAACAATTCCCCATTCATTGATAATATTTGCCAAGCGGCCGCGCTGATAACTATAATCAATTTTGTTAAACCTGTCTAAATGAACTTCATATCCGCAAGTCCTGCAACCTACAGATATAACAGTAAAATCCTTATGTTTCCCCCAGTCCACACCAGCTACAAGATGATGTCCTTTATGTTCATTTGGCCTTGTAGGTTGTGCATTCATACATGCCTCAATATTCCTAAATACCGCCCCCTCATTTTCAAGAAATTCAGCCATGATTTCCTGGCGGTAATTGTCATCGGTCAAATCTTGGGTTAATTCGCTTAACGCCTCTTTGCTCAAATGAGGATTATCATGAGAGGTGAATTTGAACGACTCCCAACGCTTATCAAACTCATCTATCCCACGATTAAAATATGCAAAATGATGATTCTTTCTATTAGGCGTACTCCCAAAAATAGCACTCCCATTATTATCAAGCAACATAGGGATACCAACGCTAGAGAAAGCTTCTTCATCCATATAAGCCCATTCATCATATAAAAGTAAATCGCCATGATCGCCACGCCATGAATCAGCATCCCAAGCCGTTTTTGCTTTTATTCTCCCCTCTCCCCCTGACAACCATTCTACATATCTCTTCGTCTTATTGCGATAAACAAAACCGCCCTTAATAAGTGGATGAAGGTGCTTTGTTATTTTTTCCCAATAGACCATCGTCTGATCATCAGTCGGAGCGCCGTATAATATTCTGGATTTTCTTTGTATTGGTATATGCGAAACTGACACCTCTCCATCAACAATATTACATTCAATTCTAAAACCTAAGAAGCGGGGGACAGATTCAAAACTAGCGAAATATTCAGTCTTGCCCGACCTTCGTCCACAATTTAATACTTTTCTTTTTGCTTTGGAATTTATAGGAGAAGCTTGCGCCAATGTAGGCAGTGGTAAAGATATACTTGATCGCATAGACAAAAAAATACCCCTCTTGCTAGGAAAAGTCAAGAGGGGCGGAGCTTGGAGGAGTACCAATCAAATCGTCATGCGAATGATAACACAGCTACAAGGCACAGTCAATCAACAGCATTCATATGATCAAAATAAGCTTCAACAGAATCAAGCATCTCAGTCATTTTTGCAACAATAAGCGCAAGATTATGACCAGGTAAACCCGCTGGATCGCTTTGTTTATAAACAGTGCAATTATTGATAAGTTTTTTTTCACGGTCGGTAAAGTTATCTTTCCAACTTGCTTTAATATCCATATTAATCTCCTTTTTAATCATCATCAAAAAACACTTCAAAGCCAGTTGTGAAATCGGTATAGATTTCATCCTCTGCACCTTCACCAAATGAAGGTTTTTGCGTGAAGTGTGCTTCATAGTATTGCGTCGTTGGTCTAAAGAACAAACCACGAAACCAATCCATGATATTGCCGATTTTATCTGTCTGTCCGTCTGTCTGTCCTGGTGGTAGTTGCTCAGTCATGGCATTTGCTCCGTTAGGGTAGGGGTTATTTTGTGCCAGGAATTCCTACCACTTTTTTATATCCATTACTGCGCGGAATTGTCCCATCATTAGTAGATGCTAATGCTTGAGGAACCATATAATCAGGGTCAATCCAAACTGTACAATCAGGATTGCGGCGACGTAACCCCAGCACCTTGCGCTTTGTCTTCCAATTCAAATCACCAAAATATATTATCATGAAAATGTCTCTCTTCCTTTCTCGTTTAATTCCATTGCACCACTATGCCCACTGTCCCCCATTTTTTCAACCTTCAGCCAATCTTTTAATGCGATCAGCCTCTTATCGTCCTTACTATTCAGCACACCAGCATTAGCCAACGGACGACCTGAAATAGTTGTATTGCCTCTGCTCACATATTGCCGGAAGTTATCTAACTCCAATTGCGTAAAGCCCCTGGGGAAATAGGGGATGCTTCCATCTTGTTGAGTTGGTAATTGCCTTGTAGCTGGTGTGTTTTCTTGCCGTTCACGATACTCATAGCGGCCGCTACCTAGCAGCTTTCGATTATAGATATGAACCTGATAAATAAACAATACCAGGCTCAATGCACCGGGAAATAAAAACATGATAGACAATGCCGACCAAATTATATTGTCTGTGACATAGGCAACAGCGGCCAGCAACGCACCCAACGCCGTAAGCCATACCAGCCAAAAAACTCCCTTGACGGGAGCTAATACAACTTGGTTGAATCGCGGAAGCGCATCATGTGCTGATTCATATTTTGTTACCGTTTCCTTATCTGCCATTGTACCCAAATCGCACCACCTACAAGGCCAATCAACACGGCCATCATAACAATAAAAAAGATTATCTCTCTATTGGTCATCTCCATACCTCACCTCAATTATTAGCTCCCCTTCTGTTTTGATTTCCGACCGTTCACGATATTTTTCTGGGCGATGTGCCTTAGCCAAAAAAATAGCTAACGTATCAGAATAATCCTTGTAGGTGGCTGTGATTTCACCTTGATAAATAACTGGTTTGTCCACACCTTCATAGGCTCGCCGATGCATCTCATATTCTAATCGCTCAATTGATTCATCAATAGCATCACTCCAAGCTGCCGCAAAACCATCAAATTTTTTACGATGCTCATATGCCGTAACACGACTAATTTTTGCCTTATCACAAGCCAGTGTAACATTGGGCACTAATCGCAACTGAGCTAGAAATTTATCATGCCATTCTTTTTTAGGTGTTAGTTTTTGGCTAGTCATATCCATCCCATCCCTCGTCTTTCAATTCTTGCGCTCGCCGTTCTATCTCAGCAAACCTGTCCTTAAATTCCTGATTAGGTTGCGTGAAGTAAATTATAGAAACGATTAACATTGGCACAGCAGCGAACAATAAAAAACCAAACAAAATAGTCATAAATGGGTTGCCTTGTAGGTGGGGGCTAAATTCTATCATCAACATAATAAACTCCTCTCATGGTGAATGTGCGTTCTTGCCTATCCACCCACTCTAAAAGGCCCAGCCCCCTTGCCTCTTTCAGATGAGCATAACAAGTTGCAATGTCTATATTAAGTGCTTCAGCTATTTCTTTTTTGTGAGGCATGTAACCATTATCTATAGCATAATTGACAATAAAGTCGAGAATGCCTTGTAGGGTGGTTGCTGTGTTTTTATGCTTTCCTTTGCGGCTATTCATATATTCTTGCCAGTCAGTTGTTTTTATTGCATCCATAATAAAATTTTGTGGTCGGGACTAAAATCTTTGTAAATTAATGAGGGATTCACAAAACTTTTAATATAGAATCCCCGACCACTTGCAACCAGTATAACATAGATTGCCAATGCTGAACCTTAAAATATTCAATTCTGACAAGCTATCCTAGCCATCACCCCGCCTCGCTTCTTTCCTGGCTCGTAATTGGCAGGAGTAAAAACAACACTATGGTATTGAATGTGTCTACCCGCTACCCTAGCGACGATTTTTAGCAATTTCGTCACCGATCTCCGCTTCATGTTGTCTATATTCCTATATTGTTGGCCTACAACCACTCGCTACAAGGCCAAAATGAAAAATATAGACAACAGAGCGTGATCGTGACTGGGAAAC